TCTAGACTCAGGAACACCTAATGCTCTATAAAGTTTCTTTTGGAAGTACTCAATATCAGCAAGTTCTCCTAAGTTTTGTCCACCTGGAAGTGTTGTGATTTCAGTTCCTCTACCACCTTCTCTACGTGGTAACCAGAAATCTTCCATCATAGACATGAACTTTCTGTCATCTCTTACTTCACCAGTACTTGCGTCATATACTAGTTTATTCCTATAGCGACTCATTACCTCTCTAAGGTATTGCTCTGCTTTTACCTTTGGAAGATTACCTACATCAATATAGAAAATTCTTCTTTCTGGTGCTCTTGATAATCTATAAATTACAAGACTATCCTCAATCATACGAAGTTGATTAAGTGCTTTGATTGCTTTATGAAGATATGATAGAACTAAACCTTTATTTCTATCTACTAATCCAGAAGTTACATAAGTAACAGAATCCTTAGACATTTTAATGCCCTGATTACCACCACCACTTTGTATCATACCAGTTGGATAACTTGGTTTTGGTGTGTACATGAAATATTCTTTAATTTCAGGTGTCATCATTTTGGCTTTGTCGTCAATACTTTGACTACTATTTGCCTTTACATTCATATAATCGTTCTTATTTTTCTTTTTCTCCTCACGAATAAATTTCATCTTCATGGGATCAATATATCTTATTTCCTTGATTCCCTCTTCTGGTTTTTTCTGGTCAATTACCTTCAAATAATATAATCTACCATCTACATACCAATTTCTAAGTATTTCATGTGATTTTTTATCAAAATCCATTATATCTTTAATGGATTTAAATTCTTCTCTGATTGCCTTTTTTAATTTATCACTTGCATTTAAATTAGATAATTCAATCTCAATCGGTGAATCATATAGATCACTTACGATTGCTTCATTTATTATATCTTCAATAGCACCATCACATTCTGGATGTAATGCCATTTCACGATATCTTCTTATTAATTCATATTCATTCCTATAGACACCTTCAATATCTACATAAGAACCATAAAAAGAACTAGAAATAAAATTATCATTCCCGTCCTCATTATTTTGAGGAACGGGAGATATTATTGAAGGAGTTTTCTTTTCCTTATCAATTGAAAAACCAAAAAGTCTTGCCATAGTATAATCTTTTTACCTATTATAGCACTATTTATCTAACATCTTCACCACCAGCTGACGAAGACGTACCTTTATAAGCCTCCCACCAGTGAACTTGCATTTCTACAGTAAATTCTTCCAGTTGATCTGTAGTCTCATAACTTAGATCAATTGTAGAAATATTGGTTGGAAAAATATCCCAGAACTTATAAGATCTAAGAATTCCACCATCACGATCTAATTGATGAACCATAGCATCTTTCTGGTATTCATCAGGATTTGTTAATCCTGTTCCATCATCCAATTTGTTGATGACATTCATCCACTTTTCAAAAGCAGAACGAATTACAAAATCAACATCGTTGATAACTGTAATTGTCCATGTCTCGAATGTCCTATCCCCTGCAATCTTCAGTATCCTTCCTCTGAATGGAACTTCAACTGGAGCAACTGTTGACGCAGGGAGTGCTGCTGCTTTAACTAAAAATCTTGCTTTTTGCAGGACATCATTTTCTATTGCTACAGCATTTGGAAACGCTAGTTCAACCTCAAAGAGATTCGGTCTAGCACCACCACCAGTTAACTTACTTTTAAAGTCACTAATTTTCCTTAAAGGAATACTATTAACTTGAACTCTACTTGGCATTTTTTTAAACCTCTAGTTAAACGTTACCGATTACTTCATCAAATGAAACGCCAGTTCTAGTGGCGATGAAATTAAGACCAATAAAGTTGATTGACCTTGCAGGCTTAATGTATATATCCGCAATAAATTCATTTGCATCAATAATTGCACCAGTATTATTCGTTTCGTCACAAATAACAACATAATCTTGGATTCCTCGCTTAGCCTGAACGTCACGTAGGAATGGTTCGACAATATTTACAAAGTTAGTTCTTGTAATCTCATCGTTAAACTCGAAGAGTTGATCGTTTGCTGCAGCAGATATTGCATCTTCTAAGAAGATAAACAAACGACGAACATTAATTCTATCGAATGCTGATGCCTTAGCAAATCCAGTCTTATCACCATAGAGAATAATTCCAGCACCAGGTGAGAAGATTACTGGATTAATCCTTGAAGAATATAGACGATCTCTATCATCCTTACTAGGGTTATATGCTAACTTAATAGCATTCAGAATTGCACCTCTTGCAGTTCCTGCTGGTGAGAACCAAGGGAACTGATTGATATCAGTTCTTGCACATAATCCAGCAATATCACCATTTAGAGGAATATATCTAAATGTATTAGCAAATCTATCAAACATATACTTGTATCCACTATCGAATACAGCATATGATGAAGATGTCATTGGTTCAAAGAAATTAATGACATTATCAGTAATATCTGAATCCTGTAGAACAATATCCACAGTATCCTGATTAGGATTATCTGAAATCATCGCTGCTCTATAAGGAGAAATAAATGCAACTGCATCCTTTCTCTTTTCAGCAACAGCAATCAATTTAGTTGCTAAAGCACGAGTTTCATTCTCTCCACCTTTTGCAGATCCCATCAAAAGGAAATCTACATCTACATTAGTATCATTCTCAAATAATCCATAACCACTTACCAAATCATCTAATCCAGAATCTAATGCACCCGTTTCAGTAATTTTGTCCTTACCCGAATAGTCTCTACCACCATCCAATTGATCATTTACTGTTCCAACAGCATTGAAGATAATTCCTTCAGCATCTTGATCCCATCCAGTATCAGAAGCAAGAGTAAATCCACTCTTAAATCCAGTAACTACAGATCCTGCTGGTTCACTTAAACCAAACAGATATTGTGAAGTAGTTTCAAGATACTTTCTCCAATAAGAATCAGATCCTACAGAGAATGTTGCATCTTTTGCTTTAGAAAGATTTAAATGCTTCTCTAAGATAGTTCCAGCATTACCACTAATCTTTCCATCACCATCAATTACTACAATATGAACTTCATCAAATCTACCACCTCTAGCAGATGCATATTCTGATGTTGTAGGGCGTTCTGCCATAGTATTCCATTTTACTGTATTAGTAGTTGTTGCACCACCAACAGTTGCAGTAGAAATTTCAAGTGTTTGTTGATCAAACCAGTCTTTCTGTGAACTAACAGCAGTAGTTCCATAAGCAACATTTTGACCATTAGTATGAATAGCAACGGTACCACTTCCAGCAAACTTGTAAATGCTATTATAGTCTCGTGCAGTTTCTGTTCCTGCAGAAGAGACGTGACTTACAAATTTAACAGCAGCAGTATTTGCTTCTCCATTACCAGTATCAAAAACTTCAGTAACGATACCTTTGAAGTAACCATCAAGAAGTTCAGTTGTTCCAGCACCAACTCCAGTTCTAGGAACTACAGTTCCTGTTGGAACTGCTTGTGTGATTCCATAACCAACTGTAAGTTTTTGTGAACTAAATGTAGTTGATCCAAAATCAAATGTAGTTGTAACATCTACACTTGATAAAGAAGAATCTGATATCGTAACAACATTTGGAGCAATACCAGTAACAGTAGCACCTACAGGAATAACACCTGATAGTTCACAAATAACTTCTTGTCCAATTACGACTGACGATGTTGAAACTCCTATTGTGGATGCAGAACCTGTAATAGTACCAGAAGCATTATTTACTACTGCAGTAAATGCAGAAACTCCTGATGTACTTAGACCAAGTATCTGATCTGCCTTACCATCAATAATACCAACTTTAATTCCATTAGCCCATGTTCCGGGATTCTTTGCTGCAATAGTTATTGGTGTATATGGTGTTGTGTCATATCCCAATTCTTCATAATTTTCAACACTCTTAATTCTTACACTAGATGCAGTACCAACAAAAGCATTCTTTAATCCTACTCCAGTTACTGTATTATAATCATCAGCTCTTACAACATTTAAAATTCCACCATACGCCAAGTATGATGATGCTGTCAACCATGTTTCGTAATGTTTATCTGTATCATATGGTTGTCCAAATGTATCAAGCAAATCATTCTCTGTCGTGATACGTGTTGGAGTTCCAACGGGGCCTTGTGCAAAAGGTCCAACTATTCCACCTATTTTATCTGATGTAGGATCAATTCTCCCAAGTGTTAAATCAACTTCCTTTACCAGAATTCCAGGAGATGCTAGATTTAGTGGCATCTTGTTTTCCCTCGCAGTCCAAATTTATTCTAGAAATATTTATGATATTATCTTTTTTACACGCATTTTTTTATCACATCCACCTACAGAACTTGAACAACTCCCACTACATCTGGAATCTCCATCATTAGTTTCTTTTCTATACCTTGCTTTAATGTCATGGTGCTCATAGCACATGTTTCACATGCACCACCTAATTTTACTTTAACATATCCATCTTCTATATCGTAAAGTTGTAGATATCCACCATCAGCTTCAATATAGGGAACAAGTTCCTCTAACACTTTGAGTACGTTTTCTTCTGTTAATTCCATTACATATAATCCCACATGTACGATCTATCCCCATATTCATCAGTATGCCATGTATCTCCATCTTTATCAGTAAAACTATCCATATCTTCAAAACCATCAGATATAAAACCAAATGGTGCCATATCTTGTTCTATTTGATTTTTCTGTTCTTCATAAATTCTTTTTCTAATATCACTATCAGACATTTCTTTAAAATATTCCTGACATATTAACCATGCAAAAATAACTAAACACATAGCTAAGTCATCATTACATCCTTCTTCTGCTTCAAAAGAATTTGCTTTCTGTGCAAATGTAGTTAGTTCTGAAATGATATCATAATCAACTGTAAGTAATTTATCATCTTCCATTAAAGTCTTAAGGTTTGAACAACCTAATTTCTTAACTGCTGATGTGGTTCTTACACCCAATTGAGTTTTCTTTCCAGAAAATCCCTGACCAACAATTTGTCCATTTCTTCCTCTCATAGAAGCCATTAAGAGATTTTCATACTCAAGATCATATTGAAGAATACTTGCTACTTGATCTCCAATATCATTAACTTCTATTAATAAGTATGCTTCATTATATCCCTTTGCTACATCCAGTATAATATTAGGGAATAGCATAGGTTTTATTTCATTATTCCTATATTTTGCAACAACTTTATATGGATACTCTGTAGTATCAAAAACAATAAAGGCAGAATAATCATTTCCCAATCCTCTTGCTACATCGACAGTAATTATGTAATTGTGCTCTTTAACTGGATTTTCGTAAATATCCAGACCAGCATTTCTTTGTAGTGGTTCTTCAAATACAAGGTTTCTAAGTTTAGTTGCAGCAATTAAAGTATTAACAGAACCTAAAAATTCACATTCAAACTCAATTTTAAATTGCTGTTCTGATGTATTGGCAATTGTTTGTTCTTTCCATTCTTCATCTCTACCAGGAACTTCACTCCAATGTACATCAGTTGGTACATACTCATTCTTACCACGTTCACTATCATGCCACATCCGATAAAAATGATTCATACCCCGTGGGGTAGAAACAATAATTACTTTAGTACTTTGTCCAGACGTGATAGTAGGATAAACAGAGGCAAAGAAGTCGTCAGCAATGTGATTCGGGATGAAAGCGAACTCGTCAAGAAAGATGACATTATAGGAT